TTTGGTTCATTTTTAACTATCTTATTTTTAATACTAGGAACACTGATTGGTTGGACTGTTAGAGAATACATGATGAACTATCGGGAAGTTCCAAGACCTCACCCCGAAATGTTTGATAATCAGGGTAACCTGATTCCAGATGAGGTAATTGCATTTAACTTTGAAAACTATCATGACTACGAAGACAACGGCGAAGAAGACGAAGAGTAGTCCTACTACTAAAAAGTCTCCCGCTCCTATCCCTGACCTACCAAATAATCCATTTCTATTTGAAATTCTTAATCTGGTAAACAAAGAAAGATCCGCTGCTAGAAAAGTACAAGTTCTGCAGAAGTTTGCTTGTCCAGCATTAAAGACTATCTTTATTTGGAACTTTGATGAAACTGTAATTTCAGTTTTGCCTGCGGGAGATGTTCCTTATGCAGCACTTGATAAAGAGTCTGGATTCAATGGAACTCTTTCTGAGAAGATTCAGGATGCTGTCAAGAAAATGGAAGAACTTGATACTATCTCTCTGGGAGCGAACGACCAAGGAAGATCTACTATCCGCAAAGAAGCTAGAAAATTCTACAACTTTGTAAAAGGTGGTAACGATGCCTTGAGTTCTATTCGTAGAGAGACTATGTTTATCAATATCCTTTCAGGACTACATCCTCTCGAAGCTGAAATTTTGGTTCTTACTAAGGATAAAAAACTCGATACTAAGTACAAACTTACTAAAGATATCGTTGCACAAGCATACCCTGATATTAGTTGGGGTAATCGTTCATAAAAGTTGAGATTTTTGTAATGGCAAAACAAGTTGCAGAGATGTCTACAGAGACATCAACGGAAACAAAGCCTATGTACTCCTGGACAGCATCAGAAAAAGAAAATTCTAAACAAAAATATGGTGTTGAAATAATGATTGAGAATGGTACTTGGGGACAAGTTACCACCAAAGAATGCCCCAACGATGCCAGAATCGTTACATATGAAGTTGACGGTGAAGTTCGCTACGACTTAACTCGCAGTCAAAAAGCAGTAAATATTTTTGATATGTACTGGGATAAGTTTAGAGAGGGTATTAAGAAGATCGAGTACGGAATGGGTAGACACAATCCAAAACTTTGGGGAGAGGTTTCCAAAGCAAGCAAAAAGAAAAAGTAAAATCAAAATTGACCTTTAGGATCAAAATACTGGCAAAAATTTTCGCCAGAAATTTTTGATCCTAAAGGTTTTTTAAATTGTAACACATGTTACACTTCTGCTTGACTATATAGAATATAGAGTCTATAATAGACCTACGTTCATCCACTTCGGTGGACGCAAGTAAGTCGCGGAACGGAGCGTTCATCCTATGCTTTCATTAGCACTCATCTTTTTTAGTCATGTCCCAGTGGAGAATTATCTTCGCTGTGAAGACTTTAATTGGTTGAGAGAGGGATTAGAAGAGACGACTCTTTTCACTCCTTTTGAAAAGTCTGATATTCTAATCCATTGGATGGAACATACTGACCCAGAATGTTTCCTACCAGAGGCATAGGACGCAAACGACTGAAGGAACGGGATCTTAAAAACATCTCATTTCTTTAGGAGTAAACCGATGAATCTTCTTAACCTTTACAGCAACAACACTTCTTATCGTGGTGTATCTTACGATCCCCATGCCAAGAAGGAAGTTGAAACCCACACCATTCTTGAAACCTATCGTGGTGTCAAGCATGAGGAAAAAGTGGAGGTTGCAAAATGAAGAACGTAGTTAAAGCAAATTGGCTCTCTGTCATCAAGGCAAAACAAGTCAAGGAACAAAAACTACACCAAGCGCAACTTTGTATGGCAGGTCACTGTACAACAAAGAGGTGAAAATGGATAACTATGTCTATCATCATGATGACATAGATAAAGATAGCAGACCACCTGCTTGTTACCAACTAACATATAGGGGGTGTAAGTATTGGTCTTGTTATCGAGTACACTTGCGACAATGGTTCGAAGACATGTTATCTTTTGAACCAATATTTAATCGGAGGGGTTGACTACCCCTCTTTTTTTGTGTAAAATAAATGGAGAGAATACATTCTTATGGACAAAGACAAACTAAAACTTATCGTCCGCAACCTTGAACTTCTGGTCGATTCCTTGAAAGCAGAATTATACTCTGATACTCAGAGTTATCTGAACTATGAGGATATAAAGGGTGGTTTACACGATTACGACGAAATCTTTGAGGACGACGATGGATACCCAGATTAATAGAGCAAAAAAACTTGTTAAGTTACTTGAACGACTTGTTAAGCAAGAGCATCTTTATACAGAAGAAAAAATTGTAGAGATGAAAGCACAACTACGAGTCGTCAAAGAAGAAATTGCAGAATTAGAAAAGAAAACTTCGAAAGGATTTGGTAAATGAGCGTAAAACTGATTAGTGTAACTCCTGATGCTGAGCAGACAATGGCATATGTTGCCCGTGTCTCAAACCCTAACAATCAGGAAAATCCTAACTATGCCAAACTTCTGGCATATTGTATTAAGCATAATCACTGGAGTGTGTTTGAGCAAGCATTTATGACATTGGAGATTGAAACTAATCGTGGTATTGCAGCGCAAATTTTGCGACACCGTTCTTTTACATATCAAGAATTTTCGCAACGTTATGCTGATACTAATCTTTTAAATGAGTATATTCCTATTCCAGATCTTCGCCGCCAAGATACGAAAAATCGCCAGAATAGTATTGATGATATTCCAGGATACTTGAAACTCAAACTCCAAGGAGAAATTTCAGAACATTTTGCGGCATCTAACGCCCTCTACAAGCGACTGTTGGATGCTGGTGTAGCAAAAGAGTGTGCTCGCTTTGTGCTACCTCTGGCGACTCCTACACGTATCTATATGAGTGGATCTTGCCGTAGTTGGATTCATTATATTCAACTTCGTTCTGCCAATGGTACTCAACAGGAACATATGGATATTGCACTTGCATGTAAAGATATCTTTAAGCAGCAATTTCCCGCAGTATCAGAGGCGCTTGAATGGGTTTAATACTTAATCTAAATAAATTATCTTGAATTCTTAACTTTATGGCAATTTATCCAATTATTCACAAAGAAACAGGTGAAAAAAAAGTTGTTGAAATGAGTGTCAACGACATTATGCAATGGTACAAAGACAATCCTGAATGGAAAAGGGATTGGTCTGAAGGTTGTGCAACTCCAGGAGAAGTTGGGGACTGGAAAAATAAACTAGTCTCTAAAAATCCTGGGTGGAATGAAGTATTAGATCGCGCATCAAAAGCTCCTGGTTCTCAAGTAAAAAAAATCTAGTATGGCAAGAAGAAAAAGAAGCAACATTGACCAACCAATTGGTGTTGGATTGACTGCTAAACAAATGAAGCGTAGAAAACCTTTAAGTTCTGATTATCTGATTGACGTTGATCCTCTTACAGACAATCAAAAACGTTTGTTTGAATCATACAATGATGATAAGCATATTGTTGCTTATGGTTGTGCTGGAACTGGAAAAACATTTATTACACTATACAATGCTCTTCAAGATGTTTTGGATGAGCAAACACCTTATGAGAGAATTTATCTTGTTAGATCATTAGTAGCTACAAGAGAAATTGGATTTCTTCCAGGAACACATGAAGATAAAGCAGATATTTATCAAATTCCTTATAAGAATATGGTAAAATATATGTTCCAGATGCCTTCTGATGCAGACTTTGAAATGCTTTATGGTAATCTTAAATCTCAAGAAACCATCAAGTTTTGGTCTACATCATTTCTTCGCGGTACAACTCTTGATAATTCAATCATTATTGTTGATGAATTTCAGAATCTTAATTTTCATGAATTGGATTCTATTATTACTCGTGTTGGAGAAAATACAAAAATTTGTTTCTGTGGCGATGCTTCTCAATCTGATTTGCAGAAAACAAATGAACGCAATGGTATCGTAGATTTTATGTCAGTATTGCGTAAAATGCCATCATTTGATATAATTGAATTTGGTGTTCAAGATATTGTAAGATCTGGACTTGTTAAAGAGTATATTGTTGCAAAAATGGAAGCAGGATTTTAAATGGAAAAATCTTATGAAATATATTATTCTGCAACATTATTTGAAAAACTATAAAGGTAAAAATTAATGTTTAATCATGTTGATATTGATCTACCAAAACTTGAAAGAGAGACAGTAGATGGTATACGATATTATAAAATTCCAGAAAATGGAGAATTTTTAAAACTATTTTCTATTACTTCAGTCACAAGTCATAAGAATAGGCAATTTTTTGCAAATTGGCGTAAAAGAATTGGTGAAGAAAAAGCAAACAAAATAACTAAAAGAGCAACTAGTCGTGGTACTGATATGCATCTTTTAGTTGAACATCTTTTAAAAAATGAAAGTCTCCCAGAAGTTCAACCAATATCAGAATTTTTATTTAAAATTGCTAGGAATGATTTAAATCGTATAAATAACATTTATGCTCTTGAAGGTTCTCTATACAGCAAAGTTCTTGGAATTGCTGGAACCGTAGATTGTATTGGGGAATTTGATGGTGAATTGGCAATAATCGACTTTAAAACATCAAAAGAACCAAAACCTAGGGATTGGATCGAACATTATTTTGTTCAGTGTGCTGCTTATGCCTGCATGTTCTATGAACTTACAGAAATCCCCGTTAAAAAGTTTGTAATTATTATGTCATGTGAAAATGGTGAGTGTGTGATATATGAAGAATATGATAAATCAAAATATATCAAATTACTCACGGAGTACATCAAAGAGTTTGTTACCGATAAATTGGAGGAATATGGAAACAAATAAAGAATTAAACAAAGTAATAGAAAGTAAATTTTTAACGCCATCAAAATTTGCGTTTGAAATTGAAAAAATAGTAATTGAAGAAAATTTAAACTACATTGATGCTATTTGCCATTATTGTGAAAATAATGAAATTGAGGTAGAATCAGTAGCAAAACTTATTTCAAAATCTTTGAAAGAACGTCTAAAGTGGGACGCAACTCGTCTTAACTTTATGAAGAGAACATCAAGAGCAAAACTGCCACTCTAATAAATAAGATTATATTGTTTTAGAGCAAATGAAAACCTTCTCAGAGTTTTGTCATAACTTGCAAGAAGATAGAAATCAAAGATTTTATAATCAAATCAAGCAAGGAGCACTCGCTGCTGGTGCTTCTCCTGTAGAAGCTGATACTATCGCTGCTCAGGCATCTCTGGAGACTGGATATGGAAAATCTCCAAGTGGTTCCTTTAACTATTTTGGTCAAAAAGGAACTGGTCGTGAAAACACTTCTAGAATGCCAACAAGGGAAGTCATTAATGGTCGCAGTGTGAGGGTAAATGCAAACTTCAAAAACTATGATAGTCTAGACGCTTCTATTCGTGATAGAATGAACAAGTGGAGTTATAAAACTAGAGGAGCAGAGAGTGTTGAGGATGCTGCCAGAAGACTTCAAATTCCTGGTGGAGGTAGAATTCCTGGATCTAGGGAAATAAGTCATGGTGCTTATGCAACTGACCCCAACTATGCTTCAACAGTTGCTAGTATTGCAAGAACTTATGGTGGCGGCGGGGGAAGACTTCCATCTCTGAGATCAAGATCAAGATCAACATCAACAGCAACAATGAAACCAACTCAAAAAGGTGCTCTCAATTCCCCATCACCAACAAGAGTTCTTGCCAAATTAAAAGGCAAAACTGGTGAACTGAATAAATCTACGGGCAAATTTACGAAGAGGGGTTGGTCTTCTACCGAAGGTAGCAGATACAAAAAATACGGAGGAAAGTAATTCTTGAAATTTATTATGTCACCCTTTGAAACTTACCAACATTACCT